GAAGATAACACTTGTCAAAATGCAATAATGTATATCGAGGGAGCAATACAGGATATATTATGATATTATTAGTAGATGCAGATAGTTTAATCTTTGCAAGTTGTTATAAGAAAAGGGAACATCCTGAAGATGAAAAGTATTATACAGATATAGCTGATGCTAGAAATAAGTTTGACGAGCAGTATATGGCTATTGTAAACCACTTAGAAGAACTTTATAACATTGATAAGGTAATTACATTTAGTGGGTCTAGAGGTAACTTTAGAAAGCTAATAACTAAGAAATACAAAGCGAATAGAAAAAAGCAAGAATTACCACCATTATTACACGAAATGCACGACTTTGTAAAAAGCCATTACGATAGTGTTGTAGGTTATGGGGTAGAAACTGATGATATGGTTGCAAGGTATTGGAAAAAGTTATCTGAAGAACTAGGAAGAAATGAAGTTATGATTGTATCAATAGATAAAGACTACAAGCAGTTCCCTTGTTTGATGTATAATTATCATTACAAGCACCAAGAAATACTTGATATATCAGAAGATGAAGCTATGTATAATTTTTATGAGCAGATGATTATGGGAGATACTGCAGACAATGTAAATTACTTTAAAGGAAAAGGAAAAAGGTTTGCTGAAAAGTATTATGCAGATTGTCAAACTAAATACCAATATACTAAAAAACTTTACCAATTATTTAAACAAGAATACAAGGGGAAAGCAAGACAGAAATATACTGAATGCTATAACCTTTTAAAACTATTAACAGAATGAAAGCAACACAAGTACATTACGATAACGGAAAAGATTACGATATTATAGATGTGTGTAACGATTACACGCTTAACTTTAACAGAGGTAATATCTTAAAGTATATTGTTAGAGCAGGAAAAAAGAAAGACGAACTAGGAGACTTATTAAAAGCAAAAGATTATTTAGAACGAGAAATACAAATTTTAAGAAATAAAAATGGATAGAAATTATAAAAAAGTAGCAGAGGGTGTAGTTGAAATGACAGGGGTGGATATATTTTTAAACACTAGGCAAAGAAACTATGTAGAATTAAGAGCATTGGTTTGTTATATTCTTAGGGAAAAGCTAGGGATGAGGTGGACTAATATTGCATATTATTTTGAATCAATGGGTAAGACTATGAATCACGCAACTGTAATTCATTTAGTTAAGAATTATGAAACATACAAAATGTATAATTCATCTTTACAAGAAATAGAAGATAGCTTTAATTTTAAAAGTGATTTGAATTATGATGAAATAGACAAGATACATTACCTGCAGGGTAAATGTGATAACTTTGAAAGGAAGTATTTAGATTTAAGAAACAAAGTAAAGAACGACCCAATTATGAATGTATTGCACGACATACCTAAGGAAAGACTAAATGAAATAATTGAAAAGGTAAGTCTGTGGAAACAAAGTTGGGAATGGAAAAATAAAGATGAATGTAAAATAATAGAAAGCAGTACATCTATGGATGGTATGCATTGGTAATAACTAAAATAAATAAATTATGATTGAAGCATTAGGTTGGATTATGGTTGCATTAATAGTAGCAGGATTAGGAAAACAAATAGGTAAAATTCTATTTCCTGAAGATTGGGAATAACAGATTTGTATTTTATTACGTTATAATAGAAACATTTACTATGGAATTATTACGTTATGAAATTAAAGCAGGGGTTTTTAAAGGGGTTTTGTTTGGTGTCAGGCATTACCCTTTTGAAGATGAACAAATATACGAAGAAGACATTGTTGTTTACTTTGGAATATTTCAATTAGTAATTACAAAAATATACAGAAAATAATTTTTTTGTACCTTAGAGAAAATTTAATACAATGATTAAAGCTAAAATACAAAAGGTAAGCATATCATCTATAAAAGAAAATGGTGCTAACCCTAGGTTTATAAACAAACATAAATTTAAAAAACTTGTTAATAGTGTAAAGGAGTTTCCTGAGATGTTATCACTTAGACCAATAGTGGTTGATAAAGATAATATTATACTAGGTGGTAATATGCGTTACAAGGCTTGTAAGGAAATAGGATTAAAAGAAGTCTATATTATACAGGCAGATGATTTAGATGAAAAAAAGGCACAGGAATTTATTATTAAAGACAATGTTGGATTTGGTGAATGGGATTGGGATGTTTTAGCTAATACATTTGACAATGTAGAATTGAAAGAATGGGGTTTAGACGTATGGCAACCTGAAGAAGAAGTTAGTAATAATACTGATTATACAAACAACAGTTTAGATGAAAAGCTAAATAGGTTTTTAGATGCAAAAATAAAGAATATAACTATCCCTTTTGAAAACGAAGAATTTGATGATGTTGTTGATAGGTTAGAAAAATTACTTACAAAATATAATTGCGATGATTATAGGACATTGATATATAAAATACTTGAAAATGAAAAGGTTTGATTTAAAAAAATATAATAACAGTTCCCACCTACTTAAAACAACACCAACAAGTGTAGATTATGATGTAGTTATAAAAGAAGATACTTCATTTTATTTTAATGGTGAGTGTATTGGTATTTATATAAATGTAGATAAGGGGTTACTTAAATATGTAAGGCAATCAGTAAAAGAAACAAAGTATGTTGAAACATATAGGGCTAATACGTTACCAACTAAAAGTTCTGTTTTTGGCGCTTTGCCAAGGGTAGCTTTAAGGAATGATTTTTGTAGGTTTAGCAACCAAACAATAACAGAAAAAAATAATACAGATAAATTATTTACGTTCCAAAAAACCTTATGCGAAATATACCAAGAACACCTGCCTGAATTGTATGAATATGATTTAGAAAAAGCAAGGGGTTTAATTGATGATGATTATAGGTTAATTGATACACCTTACACTACTGCGAACATAAACGTAAATCACGCAATTAAATACCATAAAGATAGTGGTAATATAAAAGGTAGTTTTAGCAATGTATTAATTTTAAAAGAACATTGCAATGGTGGTGAGTTAGTATTGCCTGAATATAGAATTGCCTTAGAACAATCAGATGGTGCGTTATGTATATTCAAAGGGCAAGAAGAAATACACGGTGTTATGCCTTTAAGACCTTATAAAGAAGATTTTTACAGGGCAAGTATTGTTTATTATACCTTAGCACAGTTAAAACATTGTTACCCTTATAAAGAAGAAGTAACAAGGTTAAATATAAAGAAAAGGGAAAGGGCAGTTAAAAGGAAGAACAAAATAAACCCAAAAAATAATGAACGAAAGTAGACATATAAAAAAAGAATCACTATTAGCAGCACTAGAACAAAGCCTAGGAGTTGTTACAGTAGCTTGTAAGAAATCAGATATACCTAGAAGCACATATTACAAATGGCTAAAGGAAGATGAAATGTTTGCAATAGCAGTACAAGAAATAGAGAACGTTGCTTTAGATTTTGCAGAAAGTCAATTACACAAACAGATTTCTGATAATTCAACTGCAGCAACTATATTCTATTTAAAGACAAAGGGAAAGAAAAGGGGTTATGTAGAAAGACAAGAAATAACAGGGGCAGACGGAATGCCATCACACTTTGAAATTGAGATAATTGAAAATAAAGACTAACGTAGTTTTTAAACACCTTTTAAAGTCTAATAAAAAGATATCAATAGAGCAGGGTGGGACAAGGTCAGGCAAGACGTACAATATCTTGCTTTATATTATATTTCATTATTCATTAAAGAATACAGGAAAGACAATAACAATATGTAGGAAAACATTCCCATCAGTAAGGGCATCTGTAATGAGGGATTTTTTAGATATATTAAAAATACATAATTGCTACTTTGAAGCTAATCATAATAAATCAAATCACGAATACAAGATTAATGGTAATCTAGTAGAATTTATTTCTTTAGACCAACCACAGAAAGTTAGAGGTAGAAAAAGAAACTTACTATTTATAAATGAAGCCAATGAACTAGATTATGAAGATTGGCAACAATTAATATTTAGGACAGATGAAAAAATAATTCTTGACTTTAATCCATCAGATGAATACCATTGGATTTATGACAAGGTAATACCTAGACAAGATGCCGATTTTAACATTACTACTTATTTGGATAATAGTTTCCTTAGTGATAGCATTAAGGAAGAGATTGAAAGACTAAAATATACTGACGAACAATATTGGCAAATCTACGGACTTGGTATAAAGGGAATCAGTAAATCAACTATATTTAGTTATGTTGAGGTAAATCAAATTCCTGAAGATGCTGAATTTATTAGCTTTGGTGCAGATGCAGGATATACCAATGACCCCACGAGTTTAGTTTCTGTATTTAGAAAAGACTATAACCTTTACGTTAAAGAACACCTGTATCAAACCCAAATGACTACAATAGATATCCATAAAAAATGGAAAGAAGTTGGAATAGAAAGACAAACTATTTATTTTGATTCAGCAGAGCCTAGATTGATTGAGGAACTGCGTAGGATGGGTTGGAACGTCAGACCAAGTTTAAAAGGTGCTGATAGTATAAATGCAGGAATAGATTTATTAAAACGATTTAAAATACATATCTTAAAGGATAGCCATAATGCAATACAAGAATTTAGGAACTATAAATGGCAAGAAGATAGGAGTGGTAAAATGATTAATAAACCTATTGATAAAAATAACCACATTATTGATGCTATCAGGTACGCTACTTATTCAGTATTGAGCAAACCAAACTTTGGTAAATATACTTTACATTAAAAAAAGTTATTAAATATTTTGTTAATTAAATAAATAATGTTATATTTGAATATTATTAATTATAACAACAGAAATTATGACAATAGTAACAAGACAAGAATTTAGAAATTTAGAAAGCAAAGCAATACAAGGTTATTCTTGGTATATCAAGGGTGCTACTTTAAAACAAGAAGTCGCTTTATACGAAAGAATAGCAAGGGATTTAAAAAAAATATACATAGTATCTAAATAAAAACAACGGGAGGGTAAAAACTCCCTTTTAAAACAAAACAAGATGAAAAAATTACAGACATTAGTATTGATTATAGCACCAAGCTATTTTATAGGAAGATTATTAATAGGTTTAATTTTTAATATTTAAAATATGGAATGGTACGATTGTTTAAATCCACACGAACAAAAAGAATATGAATGTTCAGAATGTGGTAAGCCATTAGAAACAGATGATGGTTATTGTTCAGGAACTTGTTTTGAAGCAAGTATGTTGTAAGATATTCTTTGTGCAGTAGTTACTTTTGTAGCTTTGTTGAGGTAGTCAGAAATGGCTACCTTTTTTTTATTACCTTTATTCAAATAAAAAACTAAATAAAATACGTTATAATAGTATGGCAATTAAAATTAAAATACCAAATTCATTAAGTGAAATTACTTTAAGGCAATACAAAAGGTTTTTAAAGATTCAACAAAGTGAAACAGAAGATAGATTTCTAAATGCTAAGATGATTGAAATTTTTTGTAACATAGAACTTAAAGATGTTATCAGGTTAAAGCTAAAAGATACCAACGATATAATAAGCGTTCTTAGTGAACTATTTAATCAAAAGCCTAGCTTAGTAACTAAATTTAAATTAGAGGGCGTAGAGTATGGTTTTCACCCTGAATTAGATGATTTATTGTTGGGTGAATATATTGACCTTGATAATTTTATAGGAGATTGGGATAATATGGAGAAAGCTATGAATGTTTTATACAGACCAATTATAGTAAGATTAAAAGACAAATATAATATTGAAGAATACCAAATAGAAAATTCTGTTAATTTATTGGATATGCCTATGGATGCAGTTTTATCATCAATTTTTTTTTTGTGGAATTTAGGTCTAGAATTGTCGCAAACTATGATGAATTATTTGGAGGAGGGGGAGACAGAAGCCTTGACTCAGTATCTCAATTCTCAAGAAAGTGGGGATGGTATCAATCAATTTTTGGACTCGCTAACGGAGACATTACACGATTTGAAAATATCACTAAATTAGGAATGCATAAATGCTTTACAATGCTATCTTTTATGAAAGACAAAAACGAAATGGAAGCAAAACAGATTAAAAAGAAATTTAAATGAGCAATCAAGGAGTAAGAGGTTACTATCAATTAACCGAAACCATAAAAGAACAACTACTAGCAGATGTAAATGTAAACACAGTTACAACAGGAGATATTACTGACGTTAATTTAAGTAAGCAAGATATATTTCCATTAAGTCATATTATCGTAAACAACGTAACAGTAAATGAACAAACCTTAGATTTTAATATAAGTATTCTAGCCTGTGATATTGTAAACCAATCAAAGCTACAAACAACAGATATTTTCACAGATAATAACGATATACAAAATATTCTAAACAATCAACTAGCAGTCTTAAATAGGCTTATACAAAGACTTAGGATGGGTCAGTTACATACAGATATGTATCAACTAAATGGAAGCCCAAGTCTAACACCTTTCTATGATAGGTTTGATAACCAACTAGCAGGGTGGACTGCAACAATGGATGTTCAGATATACAATGATATTTACATTTGCTAATGAATGGTTATAAAAATTTAAATGATGCTCTAGAGCAGTATGCTAAGTATGTTATAAAACAAGCTAGAACAAACTTAACTAAAGACGTAAATAAGTACGGAGGAAATAAAGGTGGTGGTAACTTATACAATTCTTTAAGTTATGATATACTAGAAAATACAGATGAATTCCTAGTAGACTTTTTAATGGAAGACTACGGATTGTTCGTAGACAAAGGGGTAAAAGGTAAAACAAGCACCTATCCTGAAACACAGGCTGCATTATCTCAATTTCAATATGGTAGTGGTACAGGACCAAAAGGTGGTTTAAGAAAAGGAATAGATGGTTGGCTTAGAAAGAAAAGGTTTCAATGGAGAGATGAAAAAGGTAGGTTTATGAGTTATCAGACTATGACTTATTTAATATCTAGAAGTATTTACAACAAAGGTTTAA